TTCAGAGACAGACCCACAGGCGGCGGCTCTAAGTATTGCTCTAGGATAAGGGGGAACATTGGCTAATACATTTAAATTAAAAACGAATGCGGCTATGCCAGCGTCATCGGGAACACCTTTGACACTATACACTTGCCCGTCAAGCACTCAAACGATTGTTATTGGACTAACTCTTTGTAATGTTCACACAACAGCAGTAACAGCAGATGTTCAATTAGTTTCAGATACATCGGACACAGAAACAAACGAAACAGTTTTAATTATTAATGATGTTGATATTCCCGCAAAATCCTCATTAGAGGTACTTTCGGGTGGTAAATATGTTTTACAAGCAACTGATGTTTTAAAAATAGATTGTTCAGTAGCGGCAAAAATAGACGCAACATTAAGTATATTAGAGATAACATAGGAGTAAGGTATGGCTTATATTGGCAAGACTCCCACACCAGCGGCTCTAACAGCATCAGATATTACAGATGGTATTATTTCAACTTCAAAATTAGCAGACACATCAGTAACTAATGCAAAACTTAATGCAGATATAATTTCAGCAGAAACAGAATTAACATCTAGCCCAGCCGACACAGACGAATTTTTAATTTCAGATGCGGGTGTTTTAAAAAGATTAGATGCTAGTTTAGTTGGCGGTGGTGGAATTACGGAAGTTGATATGTGGAGAATTAATACATCAACTTCTATTAGTGGCGGTAGCATGGATTTGACTGCTAATTGGGAAAGAGTTGATACAGATTTTGAGAAAATTGGAACTGGATTAACTGAAAGTTCTGGAGAATTTTCTTTTCCAGTAACTGGCAAATATTTAGTTTGTTATGACATTACATTTAAAACAACTGCAACTACGGCATACGCTGGAATTTATATGTATTTAATGACGGCTGGTTCAAGTTTTGATAGTATTGCCTCAAATACTAACACAAACATTTACTCTGGTGGTTCATTATCATTAGCAAGCACAAGTGGGTGTGCAATAATTGATGTTACAAACACATCTAATTACAAATTTAAATTACAAGTGGATTATCAAAATCCAAGTTCTGGTTCTCCAGAGATTTATGCACATACAAATAGAAATAGATCATATATTTATATGATTAGATTAGGAGATACATAAAATGGACGAGCAAGATTGGTTAGCATCAGCTTTGGCACAAATGCATAGTGGTCAATGGTATGGTTGGAAAAAAGATTGGACAGGAGAGCATAGAATGTCTTATGAAAATTTAATAGTACATGATAGTTCAATTACAAAACCAACTGAAGATGAAGTAAATGCAAAGATACAAGAATTAAAAGATGCTGAATCACAAAGAGCAAATGACAAAATATCTGCACAAAATAAATTAAAAGCATTAGGTTTAACTGATGCAGAAATAGAAACATTATAATATGGCATATATTGGAAAATCTCCCTCTATTGGCTCATACTCTATGCTCGATGCACTTACAGCAAGTGCAACAGCAAGTTATTCCTTAACATTAGATTCAGTAGCTTTTGTGCCAGAATCGGCGAATCATCTTATTGTAAGTTTGAACGGACACATTCAGAAAGCTGGGAGTAGCTTTACTGTTAGTTCGTCCACTCTAACTTTCAGTTCTGCTTTAACGAGTTCAGACTCTATCGACTTTGTTTTAGCACTTGGTAATGTTTTAGATATAGGTACACCAAGCGATTCAACAGTCACGAATGCAAAAACTAATTTTGTATCAACATCATCTGCGGCTGGATTACAGATCAAAGGCGATGGTACTACTGACGGAACTTTACAATTAAATTGTTCACAAAATTCACATGGTATCAAATTAAAAAGCCCAGCCCATAGTGCATCGGCATCATATACTTTAACCTTTCCCACTACTGACGGAAATGCAGATGAATTTTTAAAAACTGATGGTTCTGGTGTTTTATCTTGGGCAACTGCTGGTGGTGGAGGTTTTGATTTTATAAGCAAAACTACAATTTCCGCCGCTGATACAGTAGATGTAGATAATATTTTTTCTTCAAGCTATAATGTTTATAAAGTAATTATAAATACTATCACACCATCTACAAATAATGTAAATCTTAAAATGAGATTGCTTGACAACTCAGGAACTCAAAAAACAAGTAGTTATTACAGATCAGTTAGATCTGGTGGAGAGGGTTTTTCAGGAAGTGTAAACAATAGCCAAGCAGCAAAAGAATTTGATCAAAATGCGTGGGATATAACACCAGCTGGCAGCACTATTAGTAATGATACAGCGTATGGTGGAGTTGTTTGTGAATTTAATTTTTATGAACCTTACAGTACGAGTAAAAGACCAAAATATATTGGTAAAGGTCATATGACTAATCAAGCTGGTTCAGGAATACATGGCTCTTTATTTCAAGGTATTTATAATGCTGATACATCAACACAATTTAGAGGTTTAAGATTTTATTTTAGTTCTGGACAGTTAGCATCTGGCACAATATTAGTTTATGGGTCTAAGGAGGCATAATGAAAAAACAAGTAAACAATGAATTAATAGATATGACGGCAGAGGAAATAACTCAGCTTCAAAATGACCAAGTTACACCAATGACAGATTTAGAGGCATCTTTGTCTGAATTAAGAAAATTAAGAAATAATCTTTTATTTGAAACAGATTGGTTAGCAAACTCTGATGTTACAATGAGTGATGAATGGAAAACTTACAGACAAGAATTAAGAGATTTACCATCTGGTTTAGATACAGTAGAAAAAGTAAATAATATAACATGGCCAACAAAACCAAGTTAGGATAAATTATGGCATTAGTAAAAGGTAGATCATTAGGATTAAATTTAGCAGATACATTTAATTTTACAGGAACTTTGCAACAAAATGGCGGTGCTATTGCTGGAGGAAAACTTTTGCAAGTTGTTTCGGCAAAAGATACAACAGCAAGAACCACAAACTCAACTTCTTATGTCACAGGCTCAAATACTTTATCAGTAAATATAACCCCATCATCAAGTTCAAATAAAATATTGATATTAACTTCATATCAACATTTTGGAGTTGCTAGTCAAGCAAATTGTCGTAGCACAGTTTTTAGAACGATTGGGGGAAGTGCAACAGATTTAGCAACAGTTAGACTTGGACAAGACTATAATGGACATACTATAAGCGTTTCTTCAGCTTATGAAGATTCGCCATCAACAACTTCACAATGCACTTATCAAGTTTATTTTAAAAGTGGTAGTGGTAGTCATACAGTTAGGTTAAATGCCCCTGATGGTAGTGATACTGTTGATGGTAGTATTGTTGCTATGGAGATTTCATCATGATTATAATAGAGGCAATACTAAAAATTAATCCTGATGCACAAGTTTCTGTTAGTGGAAATGATATAGATTCTATTGTTTGGGAAAATGGAACAACACCTATCGATAAATCTGAAATACAAACTAAAATAGATGAATTACAAGCTGAATATGATGCTGAAGAATGGAAAAGAAATAGACAAGCAGAATACCCATCACATGACGATTGCATTCATGCACTATTAGATGGTGGCGATACACTTACTGATTTACAAGCAAAAAGAACAGCAACTAAAAACAAATACCCAAAACCAGAATGATAAATGAGAAACCCTTTTATTATAGGAATTATAATAGCATCAATACTTATCTGGTTTCTTAATGGATTAATGAACTCTGCTCTTGGGGCAGATACAAATACAGTTTCATCAACAGTCGTAACTAACAACACACCACCTACTGCTAACGCACCATCAGTTGTCGTAAATAATTCTGATATATGTAAAACTGCCGTAGCTGGTGCAGTACAAACTCAGATACTTGGAATTAGTTCTGGTGTTACAGTTCGTGATGAAAACTGTGAAAGACTTAAACTCTCTCGCTCTCTCTATGCTATGGGCATGAAAGTAGCGGCAATCTCAACATTGTGTGCAGACTCTAGAGTCTTTGATGCGATGTGGAATGCTGGTACTTATTGCCCATACAATGCAAGTATTGGCGAAGATGCTAAAAAAGGGTGGGAAGAAAATAAAGATAAAATACCAGAGGGCAGTTTAATATTTGCCAGCATGAAAGAAGATGAAAAAGAAAAACTTAAAAAGAAAAGAAAAGAAGATGGTAAAGCTAGCGGTTTGGAGGTTTTTCTTGCCCTTGCTACTTTTATGCTTTTACCACTCTTATAGCAAAGCTGTTGATTGCACTACTGATACTGTGGGACTTTGCACGCCTACTATCGAGCAAATCATCGAGGAAAGTTCTATTGAAACTATTGAATACGAATCATCTGGTTACACAATAACTACTGAAACTACCACTAACACCACTACAACCACTGTTACAAATGAAGACTCCGCTGATATATTAGACGGCTCTAATGATTATGTCGTCAGTTCTAAAGAGGGAGATATGGACATAGATTGGGGAGGACAAGGCCCAGCAACTATGCCAAGTGGTAACTCATGCGGACAATTAGGGAGTGATAAATGTGCCATGATTACGGGTAGTGGAAACTCAACGAGTTCTATGGGTGTCGCTAATATGGGAACGACATTTATAAATACTGTCGATATTTCTAATTTAAATATTACCAAAGGTGGCGAAACTAATTATTCTATAAAGGTTGAAAAGCAAGATAGCCAAGACTCAATCTATATGCACATAACTGGCCGTGATGGTAAAACAAATATTTTTAGTGGCACTGATATTTTAAGTGCCAGCGGTGTAGATAGTGGATTTAAAACATACACAGGCGGATTTGATTTTGGTGGTAGCTTAACAACTATAATTATTGAGGTGGGTGGCAGAGATATAAACCTAGCTGTTGGCCCGATGTTTGATGATGTTCAGGTTAATGTTTTATACAATGTCGTAAATACTATTGTTGAACAAACCATAACAAGCGTTGAAATGTTTGTTGCACTAAATACTGATGCACCCGAAGAGGTACTCGATGTTGTTGAGGATATATTTGAGGTAAACGCACCCGTTGAAACTGATGTTGGTATGGAGTTTGAGCCTATTGAGGTTGAAGAGATCACTTACGAATCAGTAGAGATAGAAATTGCAGAAATAGAAATAGAGGAAATACAAGTTGCTAGTATTGAAGTAACAAACACAGAGGTTCAGGTTGATGTCGTCCAAGTAGAGACAGAGATTGAAATGGAGTTGGAAATGGAGTTAGAAATGGAATTAGATTTAGAGGTTAGTGTAGAGCCTGAGATAGTTGCTGATATAGATGTGGGTGGAGAAGAGAATACAGAAACAACCACAGAATCAACACAAGAGCCAGACCAAACAGAAAGTACCCAATCCGAGAACGATGTGGAAGAAACCAGCGAACCAACCTCAGAGGCAAAAGAGGAAAAACAAGAGACGCAAGCAGACGAGGAATCCAAAGAAGAGCAAAGCAAAGTAGTTGAAAAAATAAAAGAAGAAAAGAAAGAAGAGCCACAACAAGAGACAAAGAAAACCGAAAAAGCCAAGACAGCAGAGAAAAAACAATCATCTAAAGAAAAGGCCGCTAAAAAAGTTTTGAAAAAGATTGATGATAAAAAAAGATATGATGAAAGTAGTCAAATAAAAACTCTTGTTGTTATGCAAGTATTGGGAAACACTAAAACATTTTTTGATAGTCAACAACAGTTAAATGACAGGGTAGATTTTTTTACAGATGTTACTTTGCCAGATGCCGTAATTTCTGATAATGATATGGCTGGGTACTTTTTATTTGTAGGGAGTGATGGATTAATGAATGAAATTATTGATAGTCAATATAAATAATGGCAAAAAAGTTTAAAAACTACGAGGCTCACGAATCGGTTTATCACAAAACAAGTATTGGTAGAAACCCCAGTAAACAAAAAATGAATAAGGATAAAAGACGAGGGTTTTCGAAGAAATATAGAGGACAAGGTAAGTAATGGCAAAACAACAAACAGAAATAGATATCGGTGGTGTAAAATTTAAGGGCGGTAGGGTTTTTCTCATAATCACTATTTTAAGTTCATTTATTGGTGTTTTATGGGGTGGGTTTGAGGCATACCAAAGATATTTAGACATGGAGGCCAAAATAAACAGTTTTGTAAGCCCTGATCTATCTGGCTTTGATAAAAAATTAGAGGTTGTAAATACTGAGGTAGATATGTTGCAACAAGAAATATCAATAATATTAGAGGAGGTTTCTTTAGTAGCTGATGTTGCAAAGGAACTTAAAAACGATCTAAAGGCAGATGTACGAAGAATTGAAACTATTGTAGAAGATGTAGAGCAAAGAGTAAAAGAAGATAGTAGAGAAAACGCAAAAGACTTAAAAGAAACTATTAACGAACTAAAACAAGAAATGACGGATTTAGAAGAAAAGACAGACAAGAAAATTCGTAATGCTTTAGAAAATCCGTTAAATAGTATGAAATGAGATATTTGATATTATTACTTTTATTAAATAGCTGTGCCATATCATTCAAACCAGCACAGTGCGATAAAACCAAATATACCAGTTGTTACGAGTATTATTGGGATAGATACGGCTGGACTCCACATGAAAGCATCAAATGAAATGGATATTAATTTTATATGTTTGCACTTTAGCAACTGGAGAGTGTCCATCTAGTTCTATTACCATGCACCAATTTGAAACACATAGAGACTGCGTTTTGACTGGCTATAAAGTTGCACATAATACTTTTTATAATTTACAAAATTTAGAAGAGTTCGAAACAGATTATATTGAAAAAGAACAAGTAGTTATCAAGTTTGAATGTAAAGGCGTAAAAACAAATATATGAGTTGCCTTAGTTTATTATTTGCGATGAGCCTACATCTTGGTTTAGAAAATGACTATAATCCTTACCACCCTCAAATAAGATGCACGCAAGATCAAACTATTTATGGGGGGTTTTACAACAGTGAAAAAAATGTTAGTCTTTTTTACGGAAAGAAATATAAAAATATTGAATATGGAGTAGTTACAGGATATTCAGGTGGAGATATTTTGCCAATGGTACGATACAAAAAAGATAAATTTTTTATTGCACCAGCTTATGAAATGTCAGGTAATTATGGAATTGTAATAGGATTAGAGTTTAAATTATGACGAAAATACTACCAAAGACAACAAAAGAACATATTATAAATATTTATAATAAGATTGAGTTGCTGGAATCAAATCATATTTCCCATCTTCAAAAAGAGGTGCGAAAACTTAATTATGTTCTTTGGACAATAGGTTTTATGGTTGCAACTCAGTTTATTGCGTTTGTTTTACGAATGATAGGCTAATGTACGAATCAGTAAAAAAGAAAATCAAAGCATCAGAGGGTTTCTCGAATAGAGGGTATTTCCTTAAATACAAAGGTGCTGATGGCCAAGATATCCAAGAGGATTTTATGACTATTGGTTATGGCCACAAATGCGTAGATGGAGACCCATATCAACCGAATGTAGATTATTCGACAGAGGTATTAGAACAACAGTTTGAAAAAGACTTTACTGTGTATTTACACGCCGCTAATAGATACATAGGCGATTGCGAAGTACCAGAACACATAAAAGAAATAATTATTGAGACAGCTTATAATATTGGAGAACCAAGATTATTTATGTTTAAAAACATGAGAGCAAAGATGCAAGAGGGCGACTGGGTAGGTATGGCGGCAGAGTTAAGAGACTCCAAACTATACAGAACTTTAACATCAAGATATGAGCCACTTGCAAAAATGATTGAGGAGACTTAAAAAATGGTTTTAGGAAAATTATTAAGTGGTGGAACTATAAAGGCTGTCGCTGGAGTTATTGATGACTTACACACCAGTGACGAGGAAAAACTACAACTAAAAAACAGATTTGCTGAGATAGAGGCAAAACTAAAAGAAAAACAAATGTCTATCAACTTGGCCGATGCAAAGAGTCAAGCTGGTGGTATTAGTGGTTTTCTTCAAAGAGCATGGCGGCCTTTAATTGGTATGTCATGTGCGTTAGCAATATTCTGGGAATATGTATTATCAAAATTTATTTTATTTATTTGCGGCTTATTCCAGTATGAGGTTCAAAATATACCTCAGATGGACATGGGAACACTTATGCCCCTAGTAATGGCACTCTTGGGTATGTCGGGTATAAGATCGTTTGAGAAACTCAAGAAAATCAACACCGATAAGGGAAAGGAGTAATTTATGGTCAAAAAAAAAATTGAACAACAAGTTACTAAATGGTGGCACGCATTCACAGAATTAAAATCTTGGGTGCAAATCATAATAGCTGTTGCAGTGGTTGTAGCGGCTCACAACTATATTCTTCATTAGATCATGGCTAAGAAGAAAAAGAAAATGGTTGGTGGTTTGACCACGAAACAGAAAAAGTTGCCTAAAGCGTTACAGATGGCAATTTTGAAAAAACAAAAAAAGGGGAAATAAAATGCCTTATCATACTGGCAAAGGCTCTCATTCAAAAGGCATGAAAAAATCTAAAAAATCAAAAATGCCTAAGATGAGCAAGCGTAAGAAGAAAAAAAGATAATGGTTAAGGTTGCATCTATAAAAAACATAGTAAAAGATTTAAAGCCAAGACAGCGACAAACAATGAACCGCCACGCTAGGCATCATTCATTGAAACACATGAGGTCAATGGCTAACGCTATGAAAAAGGGTGCAACCTTTTCACAGGCTCATAATCGTGCCATGAGATCAGTTGGCAAATGAGTGGATTTACAACAACCTCTACAATTTCAGAGTTAATTAACAAAAGGCCCATAAATCGCAAAAGACGGGTTAAGATTACTCTTAAAGCACCCCAGAATCGCAATTTAAGGGCCACACAGCGACTTTTAAGGTCTAAGGCTACCTAGTAGCCCCAAACCTCTTGTCTTGCCTTTAAAACGGCCTCCTCTTTCCAAATCCAGTCATCTGGGTTCGGTATCAGCGTATTTTTAACATCATCTAAGGTATCAACAGATTTTAAGTAGTTGGCCATAGCTGAAATGATATGTTCACAAATTTTCATAGGCTTATCATAATCAGTTAGGCTCATACTCTCAAACTTAGCACCACTTTTATTTGCTATCAGATACCAAAGCCTCTGATTTGCGTTAGTGCCTCTTTGATAAATAGATTGTTGCATAGCATGAGACATAGATAAGCCGCTAGGTTTACGCTTGGTTGTTTTAAGGTCGATAAAGAAATCCTCTTTGGTTTGTTTATCTTCAAAATGAAAGTCGGTATATCCGATCAGCGGTACACCATGAATATTTAATTCTACTTTCTTTTGATATCCTAAAAGATTCCATTTAAAACCAAACTCTTTGAATGCTCGAACACCCTCGCCAAACAAAGGAATTAAATTATCTCGTTCCTCGTCAGTCTTTAGGTCATTGAACAAAGCACAGTTAGCGTTAAACTCATCATACATCTTATCGACTGCCTCCTCATAGTCTATTCCATTGAGCCACATATTAAGACCAGACTCTACAGCTTTACCTCGTTCTGCCGCCGCCGATGATGCAAATTGATATCCGAAGATACGCCTCAATGCCCATCGTTCTCTGTTAAATGCAAACTCGTTGATATGACTAAACGATAAGGGCAATAAAGTTTTATCGCCCTCATCAAATTTTTTGAAATGCTCTATCATAGTAAATCCTTATATTTCTCAGTATGCTCGATATTGTTATCAAGTTCCACTATAAGATTTTTACATTGTTGATAGATATTGCTCTCTTTGCCAAACCTTTTGATATAAAGTTCAAGACCAGTTTTTGTTAGTTCCATGATCTTAACATCTTCATTATGTTTATCAAAAGCCCGCATTTTATCCATATCAAGACCATCTTCCATTTCTGCGATTTGTTGATCTGATATGTTAAAATATTCTTTATCAGGTTTACTCATGGCTATTGCAACAAACTATATTCTGCAAATGTTTTACCTTTACGGGTAACATTCTTAGTTATGATTGCGTTCCCCTGTTCTCTTAAATTAAATATTCTTGCACTTAATCTAAAACAACCAAACTTTTTTAACGCTGTAAGTGGGGTTATTGTTTTACCTGATTTTAGATAATCAAGTATTTGTTGGTTTTGTGTTAGTTCTGGCATAATGACTCCTTTCTATAAGTTATTTTTTGCCAATTCCCTTTCGTTTACGACCTTAGTTCTGAGGTCATCACGAAAAGCCTTAAAGGTCTCGTATCTAATTTTAGAACGATTCCTTGCTTTAAGAGTTCCGCTGTATCTGTCGAAGAACTGCTTAAACTTGTTATCAGAATAAATGAGTCCATTTAATTCTGTTGTATTCTTATAACTGCTGTTACGAGTATGTTCCAGTGTTAATTCTGCTATAATCATTTTCTCTTCTTTTTTCATTAATTCAACTGCTGTATCATTATCTGAAAACTCTAAGCCTAATTCTTCTTGCTTAGATGAAAGAATATTTGGGTTAAAATCTAAAGAATAAATATCAGATGCCATTTTGTTCAAACTCCTTTTCGTCTATTTTTTGTTGTAATTCTTTTTTAAATTCTTCATTAACTTGTCGATTGCTATGTGCCAGAGTATGACATGGGCGGCAAACGGGAAATAAATTGTTTGGCACATTGTAAGTGTTTTTTTTACTGCCTCCAAAACCTTTAGATTTAAGATGATGTATTTCAACTGCTGGCCTTTGGTAGCAACCCCAACACTGGGGGATATCAACGATAGATAACCCCCAATAGTCAAAAAATATCTTTCTGTAATTTTTAGATATTCTTGAGGTTGTCATTAAATGCTCTCACTGCATTTTTAGTCAAGTCGCTTATATCTTCTACACTGAAATGACCGCTACCCATAGATCGACCAACAACACCAGTAACAAAAATATCCATTCTCTGAGTATTGTTTTTGTTTATACCATTAGATATAGGCATCGTTGTTGCTTGTTTAGCACTAGATAGTGATGGATATGTTTGACCATGCGTAGCCCCATAAGAACTGCTACTAGGCAAATCATCATCGAGTGTATGATTATCAGCAATAGCAACATCTTTGACATTAGTATATGGATTGCCGCCTTTTGATGTTTTCACATTTATAACAGTGAAATCAATCGCCTCTCCTGATTGGGGTAAAGGGTTTATAACTTTTCCCCGTGCATATAACCTAGTGCCATCGACTAAATCTATTGCATAGTTTGGTTTACCATCTTCGCTATTGTCAAAGACTTTATCAACTATATTAGACATTGTAGTTTTCCTTTCTATTATTATTATTTGTTAATGACATTATAACCTCTTCCCTCTAAACAAACATTAATTAAATCTTGTCTAGTTTTAAGTTTGGGAGAAAGCCATAACACCCTCCAACGCAGACCATTATATACCGCTTTTGATTTATCAACCAAAGCATTGGTATTATCTTCAACAATACTTTTGCAAGTATAATAGTCATCGTGATATCGTTCCGCCGTCCCCTCAATATTGGCGGAACTTTTGCCCCTACTATCTACTATTGGCGTGGTGCTACACCCAGCAAGGAACACAGCACCATATATAAGTAAAAGCAAAACCATTGATACCCTAAAAATAGACTTATAGTTAGTTTTCTTTTTAGGTAAAACTCTTGTTACCCGATAGAGTGGAGTCTTATCTTTATCCATCGAGTAACCGATTACCTCCCTATGTTCTATGCCATAGGGAAATAAAGTTTTTGATTTTTTAGCTTTTTTCATTGGACTCTTTCATAATTAATTTAGCACCAATTTCACAAAGACCATCGTAATATCTTTCGCTTAGATGATCGCCTGAATACCAGTGTCCAAACTCATGGATAATCAACTCTAATATCCTCTGTTTGTTATTAGTAAGATCAAACCATTTCTTACCCAACATCTTATAAGAGAACTGTAAGTTACCTCTACCATAAGTTGCTAAAGCACCATTACCATTATGAATACTTACAGAACAAGAAGAGTTAAATAAATATAAATGCAATTCTTTTGCATAATCTATTATCTCTTTCATTCCATCAGTATAGGTATCAATTTCTTTAGCACCGCCAGTCAAAGTAGGACTAGCATATTGGCCAACAGAACCAGATGGTCTAGCAAACTCAGTATGCTCTTCTCTAGTTCTTTTGATATTGTCCCAAACTTTAGAATTGAAACTACCACCAGTAATAACATTCACATCATCTGCAAATGCTTTTTTGTTAGCCTCATGGTCAGTTGGGTCAAAAACCACAGCGTCCTCTCCATATCTAGATTCAACAACATCTTTAACTGCATCAACATCAGCATCTTCAAGAGCCTCAGTTACCCAAGCAGATTTAGATTGTTCCTCAGTCAAATCAGATGATGTATGATTGAGAACATAAGTCTTTAGCTTTTTTAGATAGCTAGGACTTACATTGTCTCTATCTTTATTGAGAGGTATCTTTTGATCGACATTTATTGAAAAGCCAATATCAGTCTCAACAACAGGAATACCCATTTCATAAATAAAATGTTCATCTGTTTTGAACAACTCGATATTAGTATTTCTTGATGATCTAACTAAATTACCCTCATCATCAGAAACAACAGTAGGCAAGTTCTCAGTAAAAGATTTGTATGTTTCTGGTCGAGAAACTAAATCTCCATTTACTAAGTATTCAACACCCATAGGTGGAATAATCATTTTTGCCTTATCTGTAAGGTCAGCTATTTCTTCATAAGTTAATTTTAACTCGCCAGAAAAAATAGTTCCTAGTTCAGTTTTTACTTTTGTTTTATTTCTTGAACCATCTTTTGCAAAGATAACTGAACCAGTAGTAGATTTTATGTTTGCAAGATCAAACATCGCAAGAGCAAATTTTTCTCCAACATTAAATCTGCCTCTTTTTTCTACGATACCTTTTTTGTAGCTTGGTGCAAACATAGTATAAGAATCTTTTAAATCCTTAAAACCATCTTTGCTATTATCCATGCAATCAATATAACTTTTGTAAGATGTTGTTTTACCAATATCTAATTTGCATAAAGTTATATCTTCATCAAAAGAATTACTTACCAATTCCTTAATGATAAAGAATTTATCTTTCTCACTTTGGACTTGTTGCAATCCTTTTTTATCTATCTCAAACCAATTATTTTTTTGCATTGTTTTCTCCTTTATTATTATTAGGTTTGTTGATTGAACTCTTCATAACTAACTTACCATTGTTATCATAAACAGCGGTAGAGTTATCAAGATGCGTAATTTTAAAAAGATGTTCGACCTTATCATTTTCGATAACATCAAACTTTTGTATCTTCTTAAAAAGTCTATTTAGTTTTTGCATTGTAGTCTCCTTATTATTATTATTATTTAATATATATATAACCTACTAAATTTCTTAGGTTTTGTATATAGTTAATTTACATTAAAAAACCCTTGATTTCTAACGATTTTTCACTAAGAATTAAAATAGTTCTTTTCTTAGCTAGGCATTGTAGCAATCTGAACTAGGTAGATAACCCATTTCATCTACCGATTCGAGGGGGTAAGTTTAGTCATTGAAATGCTTTTTTCGCTTATCCCCTCTAATAAAATAATTTTACCAAAAAATAATCTTAGGTTTTTCTTGAAACTCTAAAGAAAAAAAATTAAACATAGTAAATATAAATTGTTCAGAAATGGGGGTAACAATGTTTATAGACGAGAACTCTAAACCTAAAGAAAAACTCAAAGCATGGTATTTATTTACCGAAGATTTTACTGCTGGCACATCACATTTAACAAATGAAGAGATAGGAATTTACATTAGATTACTATGTTGGAATTGGAATAAACGCTGTGTTGGTTTACCTAATAATATTGATACAATAAAACGAATCGCTGTTTGCTTTACTGATAGCGAGAAACTTTCATGTGAAAAGATACTAAATGAATTTTTTGTTTTAGTAGAAAATCATTATCAAAACGAGAGACAGCTACAAGAATATTTATATATTCGTAAGAGAATAGATGCCTCTAAAGTAAATGGTAAGTTGGGAGGGCGGCCAAAAAAACCTAGCGACAACCCCCCTACCCCTACCTCTACCCCTACCAATACATCTACTAATAAATACTCTCCAAAGTTTAACAAGTTCTGGGATAAGATCAGCAACAAGGTCAGTAAGGGAACAGCAGAAAAGAACTTCAATAAGATCGAGAAAGATTGGTTAGATAAACCAGAGCAATTAGCAGATATGTATAATTCTTATTATGATTCGGTTAAGGATAAAGAATTTGCCAAACAGCCCGCATTCTGGCTATCAGCAAAGAAATATTTAGATGTTGTTCCTAAGAAAGAATATAATTTTGGTATCACTATAACTAAAGATGAGGACAGAGTTAAAATGTTTACCGATGCTATAAAATATAACAAAGTAACTAGGTTTATTAAAGATTATGCCGCTAAAAATAAAGATGTGATTGATATGGGCATAAGGAAAGGATTTATTACAAAAGAACAGGCTATTAATGATTTAGGCATGGTAAACGAATATAAATGAATGTTCTTAGTCTTTTTGACGGAATGAGCTGTGGGCAGATCGCTTTAAATAGGTCTGGTATTAAATATGAAAATTATTTTGCATCTGAAATAAAAAAACACGCAATAGAGGTTACTCAACATAATTACCCAAAAACAATTCAATTAGGAAATATTAAAGATATTAAAAAAGAAGATTTACCTCAAATTGATTTAATATTAGCTGGCAGCCCATGTCAGGATTTTAGTAGAGGTAATAAAACAAGAGATGGACTTGATGGTCAAAAAAGTAGTTTATTTTTTGAATTTTATAGACTTTATAAAGAATGCAAACCTAAATATTTTATATTAGAGAATGTAATTATGCCGCCAGCAGATTACGAATATTTAAGTAGGTTAATGGACACATATCCAGTTAGAATAAATAGCAGCACTGTTTCAGCTCAATATAGAGATCGTCTTTATTGGACAAATATCGGTGGAGAATATAGAGATCTATTTGGTTTTAGATATTCTGATATACCACAACCTAAAGATAAAAGATTGTCTTTAAAAGATATTTTAACAAGTGGATATACGGACAAGTTTAAATCAAGATGTCTATTAACAAATACTGGTCATATAAACGAAAATAAAGAATATTTACTCAACAGATATAAAACAACTGGCATGATTACAATAGTATTTGAAAAAGAAGATTTATCTTTAGAAAGTGTGAGAACATTTAATCAAATTGAAATGGAAAGACTACAAACAGTTCCAGAAAATTATACCAGTATTTTAGATGTCAATAAAGCCAGTGATTTATTAGGGGACGGGTGGACTGTTGATGTTATAAGTCACATATTAAATTACATAAATAAATGATGTAAAAACTATAAAATTTTGATAAACAAAACTTACCTAACTCATAGGGTAAGAGGATTATGGCGAGACCAAAAAAATATAATATTGATACTGAACAAGTAAAAAAATTAGCTATTCTTGGGTGTACGAATAAAGAGATCGGAGATTTCTTCGGTTGTAGTGCTGACCTTATTGAAAAGAGTTATTCGGAATTCCTGACAAAAGGTAGAGCCGAAATGAAAATGAGACTTAGACAGCTACAATGGAAGAGTGCAACCAAGGGAAATGTTGTCATGCAGATATGGTTAGGTAAACAAATATTAGGTCAATCTGAGAATACTATTACGGAAGATGACGAACCATTGGCTTGGTCTGTTGAGTGATACCATTCCCACAGAAACGCTACAATATAATATATGCAGACCCAGCGTGGACATTTAAAACATACTCTGAAAAGGGACAGAAACGATCTGCTACCCGCCATTATAATACCCTTAGTATTAACGATATTTGTAAGTTACCTATTCCTGATATTTCTGACGATAATTGCACTTTATTTCTTTGGGCTATTGATTCGATGTTGCCAGAGGCTTTTCGTGTTATTGAAGAGTGGGGTTTTACATATAAAACAGTTGGTTTTACATGGGTCAAACAAAACATAAAATCAGATGGATATTTTACAGGCATGGGCTATTGGTCGAGGTGTAACCCTGAACAATGTTTACTTGCAACTAAAGGTAAACCACAAAGAGTTTCTAAATCAGTAAAACAATTAGTAATTAGTAAAAGACAAGAGCATAGTAAGAAACCAGCTATCATAAGAGATAATATTGTAGAGTTATGTGGCGATCTTCCAAGAATAGAATTGTTTGCTAGACAAAAAGCAGATGGTTGGGATAGTTGGGGAGATCAGATTTAATGCCATTAACTGACCCTCAAAGGGCTGTAATAAAATGTAACAAAAGGTTCAGAGTGCTTATATCTGGCCGTAGGTTTGGTAAAACATTCTTAGCTATACAAGAAATGGCTAAGTTTGCTCGTTTTCCAAATCAGCGTGTTTGGTATGTGTCCCCTAGTTATAGACAAAGTAAAACTATCTGTTGGGATATGCTTAAAGAAATGATGATTAGGCATAGATGGGTCAAAAGAATTAATGAGTCTGATTTATCATTATTACTTAAAAACAATACATTGATTAGTCTAAAGGGGGCAGACAACGATCAATCTTTGCGTGGCGTTGGCCTAAATTTTATTGTGCTAGACGAGTTTGCTGACATTAAACCACAGGCTTGGTACGAGGTGTTAAGACCTACATTATCTGACACATTAGGCCATGCCCTGTTCTGCTCTTCGCCTAAAGGCTTTAACTTTGCTTATGATCTATATACAAAACAAGACCCTGAGTGGCAGAGTTTTAAATATACAACACTAGAGGGTGGCCAAGTATTAGAAGAAGAAATAGAGCAAGCAAAGAATGATTTAGATGAGAGAACTTTTCAGCAAGAGTATTTAGCAACCTTTGTTAATTATGCTGGTATCATTTATTATAACTTTGATAGAGATAAAAATATTATTAATGACTTTAAGAGCAAATCAAAAACAATACATATTGGCCAAGATTTTAATATAGACCCGATGGCGGCTGTTGTTTCTGAAATAGAAAATGATAAGATAACTATTATTGACGAAATACAAATATGGTCATCAAACACAAATGAAATGATAGACGAAATAAAAACTAGATATCCAAATAAAAAAATTATTATTTATCCTGACCCAAGTTCTAAAGCTAGAAAGACATCTGCTGGTGGTATGACTGATCTTGCACTTTTAAAAAATGCTGGCTTTGAGGTTCGTGTCAGAAACAAAGCACCATTAGTTCGAGACAGAATAAATGCAGTTAATTCTAAATTTAAAAATGCTAAAGGTGTAAATAGTTTATTTGTTTTAAAATCTTGCAAAAATGTTATTAAGTCGATAGAAAGACAGATATACAAAGAGGGAACAAATGTGCCTGACAAAGACTCTGGTTTTGACCATTTTAACGATGCGTTAGGTTACATGGTAGAATATAATTTTCCTGTCAAAAGGGATTTTAAACCTAGCCCTCTTAAAAGGTGGAGTTGATGGACAGAAAATTTTTAACAACAAAGCACCCACTCTGGCACGCTAATATTCAGAACTGGGAGTTTTATATTCGTAGTTATCTTGGTGGGAATGATTATAGAAATGGTTATTACCTACATAGATATATCTTAGAGACTCCAGAGGAATACGATCAAAGAGTTAGACATACACCCGTTGATAATCACTGCAAAAATGTAGTTCAAATCTATACAAGTTTTTTATGGAGAGTTCCGCCAACTAGAGACTATGGTTCTTTGGCTGGAGACCCAGCTTTAGAGTCTTTTGTTAATGATGCAGACTTAGACGGCAGATCATTTAATACTATTATGAGAGAGGTGCAGATGAACGCCAGCATCTACGGGAACTGTTGGGTTATCATTGACAAACCACAAACTAATTCAAGAACTAGAGCAGAGGAACTAGATCAAGACATTAGACCTTATATGTCGATCTATACACCAGAGAATATTGTAAACTGGAATTATAGTAGAGCCGCAAGTGGTAGGTTCTATTTAGATATGCTTTTAGTTGTAGAAGATATTAATGCAGATAGAGCAGTATTAAAATTATTTACCGAAGAAGAGATTACTACTTACCATGTTACTGATTATGAAAAAGAATATGCAGAGGGCGATGTAAAGATCATTGAGCAAGTGCCAAATGCTATCGGTAGAATACCATGTATCAATGTTTACAATTTAAAGGGTGGTAAACGACCAATAGGTATTAGCGATCTTGCAGATGTCGCTTATTTACAACAAAGTATTTACAACGACTACTCAGAGAAAGAACAACTTATAAGATTAGCTAACCACCCAAGCCTAGTTAAGACTCCAAATGTAGAGGCGAGTGCTGGTGCTGGTTCTATCATAGAAATACCAGAGGATATGCAAGCTGATCTAAAACCTTACATCATTCAACCTAGTGGACAAAACTTAGAGGGTATTATGAAATGTATTCAAAACAAAATTGATGCAATAGATCGTATTACTCACATGGGTTCAGTTAGAGGTACATCAGGACAACAAATATCATCAGGTATTGCGTTACAAACAGAGTTTCAATTATTGAATGCAAGACTATCAGAGAAAGCAGATTATTTAGAAAATGCCGAAGAGCAGATTTGGGATTTGTTTGCTTTATGGCAAGACAAAGAATGGGACGGGGCAGTAGATTATCCTGATACATTTGATGTAAGAGATTGGGCAAATGATTTACAATTCTTACAGATGGCAAAAGCTAGTGGAATAAAATCAGAAACATTTAACAAAGAATTAGATAAACAAATAGCAGAGGCAGTTATTGATGATAACGAAATGATAAAAATGATTAACGATGAGATTGATAGCACCAGAACTACTAGAGGACAATTTACGACAACTGAAATTGAGGGACAGACTCCAGATGGCGAAGAAGAAGAAAGTTAGAAAACCACCTAAAGATAAGGACACAGGATTACCAAAAAAGTATTTATCTGGCCTTAAAGGTAGTAAAAGGAAAAGAAGAGCAAGCCTGATAAAAAGAGTTTCGTCTATTTATAAATCAGGTGGTGTAATTCCAAGAAGTTTATTAAGAGCAAGAACAAAGGCATAATGGCAGTTAGAAGAAAACCTTTATCAGCGGCAACTAAAGCTACTCTCAAGAGAAAAGCTAAAGCATCAAAGAGATATACTTACGGAACATTAGCAAAAGTTTATCGTAGAGGTCAGGGTGCATTTTTATCGGCTGGTAGTAGAAGAGTTCCTATGGCGGCGTGGAGTATGGGCAGAGTGAACTCGTTTCTTCGTGGCTCAAGAAAGCATGATTTAGATTTAAGAAAAAGAAAGAAATAATGGCTAAGTATCAGGGTAAGACAGTTAAGCTGGGAAAGCCATTTAGAACACCAAGTCAAAGTAAAAAGTTTGCTGTTTATGTCAAAGACAGATCAACGGGTAATGTTAAGAAAGTTAGGTTTGGAGATAAATCAATGTCAATCAAATCTAATATACCAGCTAGAAAGCGTAGTTTCATGGCTCGTATGGGCGGAGTTTTAAAAAAGGTAAAAGGCCAAAAAACATTATCGCCAGCTTATTGGTCTCTCTATTCATGGCGTAACAGCATTAAATGAGTAAGATATTAGATAAACTTGCAGATCAACACGAAGAACGAATTATTAATGTTCTCTATAAATTAGAGGAAGATGTAATTAAAGCTGTTACCAAAGCATCTGGTGGAGAGTTAGTTTCAACTAGATTAGCTATACAACTACAACCTGAACTACGATCTATTATTGAAAGTACATTTTTAGAAGAGGCTGACTTACTTATAAACTCTGAGTACAACTTAATAGCGAAAGAGGTGTTAGATACCTTTGGTAAAATGCCTATACCCGCAAATTTTAAAAATTTAACACAAATAGATTTACAAACTATTAATGCACTTAAATATCAATCTTTTAGTGGGTTTGAAGATATAGCTGAAAGATTTATAAAAGTAATAAATGATGAGGTTTATCAAAGTACCATAGTTGGCAGACCTTTTAATGATGTAGTTAAGAATATTAGATCACACATAAACGGAGTATATCAAAAATCAAATCAGGGAAAGATAAACGAACTTGTTGATTTTATTAATGAAAACAAATTTGTAGAGTCTCAGAAAACACAAGTACAGAGTGCAGTTACTAAGCTACAAACAGAGTATGCCGCTGACAGGGCTGGAGAAAACCTTAGACGATACGCTGGTCAGATAGCACATGACTCGGTCATGCAGTTTCATGGACAATTTACAGTTAAAAAGGCTAAAGAGAGTGGTCTAAAACATTTTACCTACACAGGAACTTTAGTAAGAGACTCTAGACCATTTTGTGTAAATATGGTAGGAAGAACACTAACCGAAAAAGAAATTCGGGATAGATGGAACTCACAGTCGTGGAAAGGCAAAAGTTCTGGAGACCCCTTTATAGTTAGAGGGGGATATCGTTGCCGCCATACTTGGATTCCAACAAATCCTGATTGGAACATATAAGGAGATATAAATGGCCGATGAACAACCAAAAGTAGAACAAACTACTGAAACCCAAGAACCAAAAGAAGAGCAAACTAACCAAGAGGTTACGAAAGCACCTGAGACTAAATTTACTGAGGAAGATGTAAATAATATTGTCAAACAAAGATTGGCAAAAGAACGAGCATCAATTTATAAAAAATTAGATGTTGAGGATTTAGATACAGCCGTCCATGCAGTCAAAGCAACCAAAGAGGCAGAGCAACAAAAACAAATTCAAAAGGGAGAGTTTGAAAAAATTCTTAAAGAAAAATCTGATGAGTTTGGAAAAAAACTTAGTGGATTAGAAACAGAGTTAAGAGATATAAAAGTAAATAAATCTTTATTATCATCTGCATCAAAAAACAAAGCAGTAAACCCAGATCAAGTAGTCGAGTTATTAAATAAAAATATAAAATTAAATGATTCGGGAAGTGTTGAAATTTTAGATAAAAATGGTATAGCTAGATATAATAGTAAGGGGGAACTTTTAACAACTGACGAGTATGTTCAAGAGTTTTTAACACAGAACCCGCACTTTGTCGTTGCTACCCCAAGTGGTAGTGGCTCAGTGTCAAATGTGGATAGGTCAGAACTCAGTAAACCTTTCAATCTGAGTGATTTAGATATGAACAATCCAGCGGATAAGAAAAGATATGCTGAGTACAGAAAGCAAAGAAATTCTCAACCCACAAAGATTGTTCTCAACAATAAATAACCATTAAAGGAGTAAAAAATGGCTAATGAAACGACAAGTAGCACGATATCAGAACTATATACTGAAATCGTTGCAGAGGCTTTGTTTGTAGCACAAGAGCAAAGCATTATGAGAGGTCTTGTCAAAAACTATACTATCGCTGGCGGTGGTAAATCAGTAGAAGTACCGATTTATGCAAATGTATCAGCGGCGGCAGTAAGTGAGGCATCTGATCTTTCTAACACGGCAGTCAATCCATCATCTGTTACTATAACAGCATCAGAGATTGGTATTATGACAACACTAACAGACCTAGCAAGAAATTCAGCATCAAGAAATGTTGCGGCTGACATCGGCAAATTATTTGGTGAGGCGATTGCAACTAAAATTGATACTGACCTTGCGGCTTTGTTTACAGGCTTTTCAACAGAAAAAGGGCCTGGAGCTGGTTCTGAAATAACAGTTCAAGATTTATTTGAATGTTCAGCAGAACTAAAAACTAACAAAGCACCTGGCCCATACTACGGCGTGTTCCACCCTAAACAAATTTTTAATGTCAAAAAATCTTTGACTAATACTTTTGTTGGTAGAGATACAGAGTTATCTAACGAGGCTATGAGAACAGGATTTGTCGGCAATGTTGCTGGAATACAAATCTTTGAAACTTCTAACATAGCAGTAGATGGTTCTGATGATTCTATCGGTGGTGTATTCTCTCAAGACGCTTTAGGACTAGCGATGATGCAAGACTTAAAAATTGAGTCTCAGCGTGACGCAAGTTTAAGAGCAGATGAGATCGTAGCTACGGCTGTGTTCGGCGTTGGCGAACTTCATGATTCTTATGGAGTTAAAATAACTGCTGACACTTTAGCGGCTTAATCAATAAACTAAATAAGGGGTGGAACACCCACCCCTTATCTGATATAAAAAATTATGACTATTGAAACTGTAAAACTTATTAATGATAAAAATGGTGCTATCATTGAAAGAAAAAAAGTAGATTACGATAACAATGTTCAGATTTGGACACAGCGTGGTTGGAGTCTACACGATGGTAAAACTGCAAAAGCTAAAACTGCGAAACCAGTTATAAAAGCTGAAAAAGTTGTTAAGAAAGTTACGAAAAAAAAGAAAAGTAAAAAATAATGTCATCGACTGTATTTAGTGTGCAAAATACACATTTGCAAAAAATACAACCAGACATTCTAGGTTTTGGAATCACTACTTTTGTCGATCAAATACAATTTGCTGAAAACGATGTATTAAGACGAGTTCGAGAGGAGTGGTGGGAGAGATACAGACACCAAGTCAGATACAAAGATATTACCAAAGTTACATCTGTTGAAATGGAAAACAGTAAACTCACTGCATCACAGTGGGAGTTATCTGTTGTTTATTTAGCACTATGGAAATACATTTATCCTCAACTTACTAAATGGAGAGACCCTGACACAGGCGAGGGTAAGGATACATTTCAAGTACAAATAGATTTTTACAGGGACAGATACGACGAAGAGTTCCAAGCTATATTGA